AATTTGTTTATTACATTCCGGACAAACTAAATGATGTACTCTATTATATTAATAATCGCTGGGTTTCTCACAGTCACGCTCTTACAGCCCATCCTCGCGACATACAGCCGGGTAACTGGAGTGATGTTGGCAATCGCTTTCTTCCTTGTATGTTCAATGAGCTTGTGGATTTTGTTGAAATAGAACAAGCATGGCATCACTGCATGTGGAGTGACGAAGCTAAGACTGAATTCGAAGTGCCCTGGTGGCGTAGTGGATGGTTACGTTTGCGCACTTGGCGCAGTCCAGAAGCTGGCATGCAATACCTAAAGTGGGCTAGTGGACTTGTTGTTGACGAAGACATGGGGTCTAATCCTAGTGAAAAAGGCTATGGTGAACCAACTTACCAAGCTAAGGCCGCTAAAGAAATTATCGAGCTTTACACTTGGTGGACTGTTACCTATCGTAATCGTCCTGATCCATACGAAGCAAGTGGTTGGACTGCGGCCTGTGAAGCTAGTCGTATTGCCAACGGTGGCCGACTAAGTTTTAGTGCTGAGAAAGATCCAGTAATCAAAAAAGCTGTTGACAAGGCTCACAAGTTACTTCAAAAAATTGAGGCGGACTACGAAAAAGAAGAAGAAGCTATGATGATTCGTCTTATCAAAATTAGACAAAGTCTTTGGACATAGAATATAGAAAACACGGCCGCAGATGGCTCGCCGAAGTTTGGGATTCTCATTTGAAGAAAATGTCCGGCATTGATCGGACTGTTCCTCTTTTAGAAGATCAATACGTAGAAATTAATCAATGGTGCATCGATGTGCTTAAATATCATGCTCGAACAGCTTATCACGTGTTTGAATTTAAAACAAAAAAGGATTTGGAATGGTTTCTTTTAAGGTGGTCTTAGAACGATTGTACCGTAAGTACAAAAGAAAATATATTAAACAGATGAATTCTATGACTAAAAATACCTTATGCGCAGTACCTTGGATGCATCTTAACTTTGAACCTAATGGCAAAGTTGTTCCTTGCTGTTTAACTAGTCATCACAACTATTTTGCCGGTGATCTTAATAAACAAAGTATTGAAGAAATATGGAACAGCAAAAACATGAAAGATCTGCGGTTACAGTTTCTTGCTGGTGAAGAACCAAAGATTTGCGCTACATGTTTTGATCGTGAAAAAGTAACAGGAGAAAGCGGTCGTTATTATCAAAATAAAGAATTCTCAAATGTTATAAAAATTATTCCAGAGATAACAGAACCCGATGGATCTGTACCTGATATGAAATTAATGTATTGGGATTTCCGTTTTAGTAATCTATGTAACTATAAATGTCGAAGTTGCGGTCCTCGCTATAGTTCATCATGGGTTCCTGATTATAAGAAGCTAGGCTGGACTATTGAAGATGATGCTAAAGTTACAAACATTCAATCGGTAGAAGGTGTAACTAACTATGATTTCTTAAAAGATCAAGTACAGCACGTACAGAAGGTATATTTCGCCGGCGGTGAACCCTTGCTTATGCCCGAGCATTGGCAGACCTTAGACCTGCTAGTTGAAAATAAAAGATTTGATGTTAAAATATCTTATAACACAAACGCATCAAGTTGGACCTACGGTGGAAAAAATGCTCTAGACTATTGGCGTCAATGGGAGCCTTGGAAGATCGAAGTGTGGCCTAGTTTAGATGAAATCGGTGAACGTGCCGAGCTTATTAGAGCTGGAACAGTTTGGAAAAAGGTTGAAGCGAATTTAAAAGAACTAATCACACTCGACAACATTACAATTCGTCCCGGCATGACTATTGGTGCATGGAATGTACGTAGACTTCCGGTTATTATCGATTATCTAGTAGATATCGGTGTGGTCAGTGCTAAACATAATTATCAGAACTTTTTTATCAACTTGCTACAACACCCAGCACATTATCATGTATCTATATTACCCGACGCATATAGACAAGAAACTATCAGTGAATTACGTGCATGGATTAGCAAGCATAATAAAAAATACAACACTACCGTTGATCATGCATTTACGCATATCATACATGAACTTGAAAAACCGTTTGACCTACAGGCAGCTAAAAAGTTTATATGGAATACTGAAACAATAGACGGCATTAGAGATGAAAACTTATTTACAGTCATACCTGAAATGTTGGTAGTACGTGACGCGGTAAATAATCCATGAAAAAAATTATTAAAATAGAACAGCAAGATAATTCACCGATGTTCTTAACGTGGGTTATTAATAATATATGCACTAATGCTTGTTCATATTGCCCATCAGTATTACACGATGGTAAAAATCATCACTATAACTGGGAGAAGGCTAGAGAATTTTTTAAGATACTATTTCAAAGATACCCAAATATACATTGCAGTGTCAGTGGCGGCGAACCAAGTGTCAGTCCATTCTTACCCGAAATTGCTAAAATATTCCATGAAGCTAATCATACACTAGGACTAACTAGCAATGCCGCTAAACCAGTAGATTATTGGGATAATATTTCTCCATATTTAAATTATATTTGTTTTTCTTATCATCCTGAATTCCCTGATAAAAAATTTGTTGAGAAAGTAAGTACCGCAGGCAATCATACATTTGTTACTGCTAGAGTAATGATGTACCCTAGCATGTGGGATCATTGCGTAGAAATGTATAATCAACTGAAAGAATTATCTCATATATTTGTAGAACCAGTTAGAATATTAGATTGGGGTGGCTTGGATAAATTTGCCTTTAAATATACCGATGAGCAATTACAATTTTTTATTGATAATGCTAGAATACCTCGAATCTTAGGTCATTTAACACATGTAAAATCTCCTATTATCACTCCAACATTTTATCTTGATGATGGTACGATAGATAGTAAACCAAACACTGTAGATTATATAAATGCTGGCATGACTAATTTTTCAGGTTACAGTTGCGAAATTGGTTTGAAAGCATTGTTTATTAATTATAATGGAGATGTATTTTTAGGCAACTGTTTAATCAACGGTGCTATTGGTAATATCAACAGTCCCGAAAACATTAGGTGGCCAGATGCTCCGGTAATATGTAATAAAGACCTATGTCATTGCACTAGCGATGTGAACATTAATAAGAGAATGTTATGAAGATAGCACAATTTCGATTTGAATTAGAGGACAGATCTCCGCTAATCTTAACCTACAATTTACAAGATAATAGTCTAACTCCCAAATGGATAGATGTTGTTAACAAACGCAAACTAGAAACTAACCAGTCTACTCTGAAACAATTCTTAACAGGCAATTCTTTTCCAACAGAACCGTTAGAATTAAAAATACAAAATAAGACCGCAGATGATTTGCCTAAGTTAATGGAAAAACTTAATCAAATTATTTCTAACATTAACAAATATTATGACCAGCCGTTGCCGGTGTTTACTAGTACGACAGAAATAGATCATGATATTTTAAATTATCTACATAGTGAATTTGAACGGTACGGTGAAAGACACGCTGAAATGTCAAATCATTATATGGACCCTAGGCCTAATATGGATCCAAAAGTTTGGCCTGGTATAGGATTTAAAAAAGATTTTCATCAACTGTGGTTAGATTTAAATCAATGGATCCACATAACTGAATCAGCGATAGATACTGACGAATTTCCAAATTTTAGTTGCCTAATACAGTACACGCCTTTTGAAGAACAAGGTGCACCTATAGAAGAAGAAGATAAACTATTTTTATCTAATACACCTGCATGGGGAGGATTATACTTAGGATATAATACACTAGGTAAAGATTATGTTCATACATATTTTGATAATGATCAACGAGTAATTGCTAATGACCAAGTCAAAGTTCAAAAGTATCTAAGTTCCGAAGTATGGTTAAACTTTACAAGAGATTCTGTATATCAATCGCATCATTACTCACCGAATTTAGGATTTTGGCAATGGTACAAGTCGTTGCCTCAGGATCTTCAAGCTAAGATTCCTATTCATAGTTTAAACGAACTTGCTCTTGGTCGATACTATCTAGGCACTGTTAGTTTTGATCAAGCATTTTTAAATTTCCATCCAGTGTATGAAGACTGGTTAGAGTCAGGTAGCGACCTTCGCAGGAGATGGAATTCTGAAGTTTTTTCTAAAATTGTAAAGGTAACTGGAATTAAAATAATCAATGAATGAAATATTAGAAAAATTTATTAAAGAATCAGAGAGCAATCAATGGGCTCCTCACTTGCCAATTCCTAAAGATATATATCATTCAACATGGCCGTGGGCACCTGTTGAGTTTAAGGCTAACTTTAAAAAAATGCATCAAGAATGTATCGACAATGATCACTTGTTTGTGGGACATAGACAGAAGGATCGACAGTTTAGCTACAATCACGAAGGCTGGGCCGCTTTAACATTGCACGGTATTAGTCCTACCGCCACTGAAAATTATGAACAGTACGGGTTTAAATCTATTAGTGAAGCTGACTATCACTGGACTGAAGTTTGTGATCTATTTCCAACTTGTGCAGAATTTTTAAAAAGCCTAGAGTATTATGAATACGACCGTGTGCGCATCATGAAATTATCAGCTGGCGGCTATATAATGCCTCATGTAGACGGTCCTGGTAGAATATTCGGACCGTTGAATATCGCAATTAATAATCCCGAAGGTTGCGATTTTTATTTTCGCAAATGGGGTAAGGTTCCATTTAAACAAGGCACGGGTAATTTCTTAGATATAGGCAATGAACACATAGTTTGGAATAACAGCAATGAAGATCGCTATCATTTTATTGTACACGGATCGCCATCGCACTCTCTACGAGAGTATGTGTTTAAACAATTAACCACAAGACTACAAGATAATACATCATCGGATAAAAGAATCCAAGTTGCTTATGGAGTGTATAATCAACTAGATCAAATTAATAACAAAGAAATGTACATCAGAGCCAAGAGCACTACGTTGTTTTATCTTGAAAGATTAAATGTTAAAATGATAGTTAATGGAGAAGAACCCATGTCTATCATCTGCAAGGATGATGTAGGATCTATACTAAGAGAAGCAGTTGACAACAACTTTGACTATTGTGTTGTGCAATCTGCTGGATGTCAAATTAGAAACTTGTCGTTTCATGAAGATTTATTAGAGTTTATAAGTGAAAACAACTTTGGTGTTGCCGGTCACCCTCTATGGTGGACTGATGGTAGATGGTTAGAATTACATAAGCAGTTTTTTATAGTTAATCTTAAAGCATACAAAGAAGTAGGATGTCCGGACTTTGGCCCAGAAACTCGTAAAAAAACACCGGTACCTGTGCTTGAACGTAGCGAAGAAAACTTCCATCATGACTATACACCGCTTTGGATTAAACCTACTGGAAAACATGCCTCATATAATGAACTACCGCAAGGTTGGATGTTATTATCTGCTATGTTCGATAGTGGACATTCTGTAATCACACTGAGCGAAAAAATTCGATTAGGAAAATTTTATATATATCCTGACCACGAAACAACACAGTTTGTCAACAGTATTAGTACATTGACTACATACCCTGATCAAAACTGGAATCAGAACAAATGGATAGAAGATTGTAAATTAGTTAAGGATCAAATATGGTTGTTTAATTCCGAGTATATGGGAATTCCAAACACAAGTGTATATGATATAGCTGTATCAACTGCTAGCGGTTTTAAAATATTTGATTTATTTAAAAAACCTCGACTTGCAGATAATGCAAAAATTATCATTTATGATTTTAATCCTAAAAGTCTAGATTGGTACAGGCATTTTTATACCTGGCATAACGAAGATCTATTAGAATGTATACGAAGCTTTCCTGATAGGGATAATTTTACATGGGCAGGACATTCTGATCCAGTATATAGAGAAAACCAAGGATTCAATGACGGATTAAAAACCGTATATGATTATTTTGGAAAAGACAACTTTGCTAAATTTTGGAAAGAATTCAAAGACACTACTGTAGAATTTATACAATTAGACTTATATAAAAATCCAGAACATTTGGCTTTTTTAGTTACCGGCGATGGTAAGAAATTTATCAATTTGACTAATATTTTTAGCACTGATGCTACACAAGTTATTTTTGGCAATATTGAATGTATGGTAGCCCAAACGAGATGTTTAGGATATGTATATACAGTAGACCCAACTGTGGATATTACCATGTTTGACTTTTGGGGACGCCATAAACGTGGCGAGGTTAGAGACCTATTATGAGGTTGACAACTAGTCAGTTTGACACTATAATATAAGTATTGTTAAACAAACAGGAGCAGAAATGGCTAAAGTAGCAACCAAATCACGCATTACCAAAAAGCAAGTAATTGTACATCGTACCCGTGCAGTTAAAGATCATAGCCCAGTTTGGGAAGGTTGTGAGACTTGGGATGCCGATACTTTCCATCGCTTTTTTAAGAAGGCTATGGACTACTACCGTTTGGAAAGCGACATTAAAACTTACAAGCCTGCTGTTGCCAAATGGATGGAAACAGTTGGTTGTACCAAAGCTGATATTACAGCGTTCAAAAAAGTAAAAGATAGCCGTGTTGGTACTACGATGGGTGCGGTTGCTTGCTGTTTGAATCGCGGAATGACTCCGTTACGTGCTGATTTTAATCAAGGTCGCGACACTGCGGCTTGGTTGCGGGCAGAGATTGTTAAAGTTATTTCTGCTGGTAGGGACGATATCGATGAAGTTGAAGCCAAAGCACTTGAAGCCGCAAAGCCTGCGGTATATACTCCTTCAATTCAAGAGCGTGTTAAAGAATCCGCTTACAAAATGACTGAAGAATTGGAAGATGCTATCGAAGGCTTCCAAACTGATGCAGAAAACTTTGATCCGAAAGCATTTAAAGTACTTAACTTGCTCAAAGGTAAAGAAGTTAAGGCTACGCATGCTCGCATTATTAAAGGATTTTACGCAAAAGATCTAGCAGAACTTGAAGAACTTGCTAGCGGTAGCAAGGATGAGCAGTTAATCGAAGGATATAGTCACCGCACTAAAAAGCAAATTCGTAATTTGATTGCATTCTATCAAGAAATTGTAAGCGCATGCGATATGCTAGGACAAGAAGCTAAGGTTAATCGTAAGCCACGCAAGGCTAAAGTTGTTCCTAAAGATAAGATTGTTGCTAAACTCAAGTACAAAAAAACTGACGAGCCACTAAAACTAGTGTCTATTAATCCTACAGACATTATTGGTACTAAGGAATTATGGGTATATAATACTAAGAATCGTAAACTAGGCAAGTATGTTGCTAATGAATACATGGAACTTGGAGTTAAAGGTACTACAATTACCGGGTTTAATGAGATTATGAGTGTTTGTAAGACCCTGCGTAAGCCGGAAGAAAAACTCAAAGAGTTTAAGGCCGCAGGCAAGGTACAGTTGCGTAAGTTCTTAGATGAAATCAATGCTACTGATACTAAAATGAACGGTCGTATTAACGAAGAAATCATCCTGCTTCGAGTGCAGTAACAGTTCGATAAAACATGGATAAATACTCCATAAGAGAGTATTTTATCCATGACCCAATTAACAATACAAGACAGCATAGTTCAACTAGTAACCTCAGTTTTAGAAAATTCTACAGGTGCGTTTTCCCATACAGGAGACTACGCAATTAATGGAACTTTAACTGCTGATACTATTAGTGTTAAAAAACTTATTACAGAAGACGGCCCGCTTGTTGATTTTGGAAACTGGGTAGTTAATACAGAAGAAGAACTAAACGGACAGGGTTTTAATTGGACTTGGGGTACAGGCTCAGCCCAACTACAGTTCAGGACAGGCAACAGACTGTGGTCTAGTGCTAGTTTTGATCTACAGTCAGATCAAACATATAAAATTGATAGCGTTCCTGTAATTACAGCTAGCAGTCTAGGCGATAGCATTGTTAATAGTAAACTAAAATCGATCGGAACATTAAATTCACTTAAGGTAAGCGGAGATGCTTCATTAGGTGATTTTTTCTTCGTCAACAGTACATTTAATAAAATTGGTATCGGTACAGAAGATCCAAGTGCTAGTATTACAATTTTAGATAACAATGTAGAAATATCTATTGGAAGTCCGGATTACGATATAGCTCATATCGGAACTTCAAGTAATCACGATGTAAGCATTATTGCAGACGGAAGACCTAGGATAACTGCTACTGCTGCCGGCGAAGTTATTATTGGTAATGCTAGTAGTAGAGATGGATTACTAAGAGTCAACGGTTCGATCTATGTGGATAACTTAATTTCTGATACAAGGATTGATCGCTCAAGTCCATTAGAATTTTTAGCCACACGAGATCAATCAATTTATGGATTAGGTATCGTCTGGGCTGGTAATGGTGCACAACGAGAACTTCTAATGTACAGCGACCCTGATAGATTACGTACTACTGAAAGTTTTGAAGTAGCAGAAGGACAAAGTTATTATATCGGTGTTAGCCCTGTGTTATCAGGCAATCGTCTCGGTAACAGTATTGCTCATAGTAATTTAATTACTGTTGGGCCATTAGATAATTTAACAGTACAGGGTACAACTAATTTACGTAATGATTTAAATGTTGATGGGATTACTACATTAACTACACTAAGTTTAACCGATGGTACACAAAATATCATCATCGATAAAACTGGTATTGGTAGTTTTAAATCAGTTAAAGTTTCTTCGGCTGGTTTTGAAGCATTGTATGCCGATACATCTGAAATCAATATTGGTGATAGGTCGTTAACAAACAGAGCTGTTAAAGTTTTTGGGCCGTTAAGTGTAGGAATTGCGAACCCAGATCCGACCTTACAATTTGCCGTTAACGGTGACGTTGCTATCGGCGGTAAGAAGTTCACCAACGATAACGAAGCTCCAAATAGTGGTACTTGGTCACAAGGAGATATATGTTGGAACACTACTCCATTACCTAGTAGCTTTATCGGTTGGGTATGTATCCAAACAGGTAGTCCTGGAACATGGGCCGGCTTTGGATTAATTGCTAGCCAATAAAATTGACCTTACACTGTAAAAGTGTATAATTACTATATGCGGACTTAGGCATTCATCCCGCAATATAAACTCTGCATGCCATTGCTAATCTTAGGAGATAACAATGGCAAAATTTTATTCAACAAAACATTACGGACATAACATTGGATTGAGTGCTGTATTTAGACAGCCCAATGCAGATCATTCACATTGTCACCTGCTACACGGTTATAGTCTAGCATTCACATTCACATTTGGATGTGATACACTAGACAATAAGAATTGGGCTGTGGACTTTGGTGGACTCAAATCTCTCAAAGCATGGTTGGAAGATCACTTTGATCACAAGCTAGCACTAGATAAAGCAGATCCACACTTAGCCAAATTCCAAGAACTGGAATCATTGGATCTAGCTGAGATCCGTATCTTCGATGGAGTGGGTGCAGAGAAGTTTGCTGAACATGCGTTTAACTTTGCTGATCAATTGATACGTGAGAAGACTAATAATCGTTGCTATTGCGTAAGGGTAGAATGTGCAGAACACGGTGCTAACTCGGCTATCTACGAAGGCTAAAGATATTTGGCGGCTTTGGGCCAAAGCATTAGGTGAGAAGTCGGGCAGTTCGGACGAGGAATCGGACCGAATTGCTTGCATTAGAACGCTAGTTGTGTTAATATACGTTATCACAAACTTTTTTATAATCGCAGGCGTCATAAGGCATTGGTAATGGGGAAAATAGGCTTCGCATGTAAATGGATCGATCATGCAGATCAAGTAAACGGCATTGGTAAAAATGACGATGCTAAACAATACAACACCGGTACAACCACCGTTCGTTGGTTAAATAATCAATCGAGAGATATAGCAGAGCAGAGACTATGGGACCTAATGGTAGGCAATATCGAGGCGACTCGCAAATTGGTAGAACGTGTCAGCACACTTGACCCTAGCCTTAGGATGGTTAGGATTAGTAGTGACATCCTGCCTGTTTATACTCACGCTGACTTTGCTGATTATTGGCGCAAACCTGATGTTGTTTCATACGCTGAAACCCACTTTAAGAGAGTGGGTGATATTGCTCGCAGTAGCGGTGTTCGGTTGTCTATGCATCCTGGGCAGTTCACTGTCTTGGCAAGCGATAACCCAGGGATTGTTGAACGTTCGATCGCAGAATTTGAATACCATACCGACATGGTCCGCTGGATGGGATATGGAAAAACATTCCAAGATTTTAAGATCAACGTACACATCTCCGGCAAGCAAGGCCCTGAAGGCATTAGACGAGCGTACGAGAAACTAACGCCCGAAGCTCGTAATTGTATTACTATTGAAAATGAAGAAAATTCATGGGGATTAAATGACTGTCTTACTATTAGCGATCTCGTTCCTATTGTGCTTGACGTACACCATCATTGGATACGTGAAGGGGAATATATCCTTCCGACAGACGATCGTGTTAGGCGTGTCGTTGACAGTTGGCGTGGTCTGCGCCCTACTATGCATTATTCAGTTTCTCGTGAAGATTATCTCGTGGGCCATGACAGACTTACCGCACCTGTTCATGCCCAACTCCTTCTAGATGGCTACAAGAAACAAAAACTAAGGGCACACAGTGACTTTTATTGGAATCAAAAAACAAACGAATGGGTAATAACTTTTCTAAACCAGTTCGACATAATGTGCGAAAGCAAGGGCAAAAACCTCGCCAGCATGGAACTGTACAATCAAGCCAAAAGCTATCTCGAGAACAACTAATACATAGGTTGGAAACTCTTAGAGAAGAGCTAGAAGAATCCCCCGGTATCAGCGAACAACGTCGTGTTCAGATACAAGGGGATATGACTCGGTACTCAGAGCAATTAAAGCGATTTGAATAAGGGCATACCGCCCTTATATTATTTCGGTGCTTTTGGAGTACGTGGCTTCTTAGTCGAAGGTGCTTTCTTTGCCGCTGGCTTTTTCTTAGCTGGAACAATAGATTCTACAACAGCTTGACTAGCCTGTTCAGCAACTGGACTTACAGCTGGGGTTTCGACCTTATAAGGCACTTCTACGACCGGTGCTTCTTTAGGACCAAATCCAAATAGTTTTTTAATGTGATTTAACATAGTTAATCTCCTAGTGAAATATTTATACGATAAATACCATTATGTACAACTTTATTAGATACGTTAGTTTGAATGAGGGCAAGACTCCTAAAAGTCTCACCCAAACAAAATTACCATACGCCCGCGATGATTTAGAACCCAGCATGAGCGAAGATACCATTGATTATCACTACGGCGAATTATATGGTGGGTATGTTAAGCGTTTTAACAAAGGCGAAGGCGATCCTGACTTTAATGAAGCAGGTGCGTTTTTACATAATATTTACTTTACGCAGTTTCAAAAACCTACAAGAACTAACGAACCAGACGGCTCTGCAGGCGAGTTCATTACTAAACATTTCAAAACATTTGATAAGTTTACAGATGCATTTGAAAAAGAAGCCATGAAGATACAAGGCAGTGGCTGGGTATATCTAGCACGTAACGGTGAAATAAAGACAATTAAAAATCATCAAATTAAGCAGGACATTGTTCTGTTAGTTGATTGGTGGGAACATGCTTGGGCATTAGATTATCAAGCAGACAAGAAAAGTTATCTAGCTAATCAGTGGAAGATTATTAATTGGAATGTGATCAGTTCTAGAGTTGGTCTATCGTCTTAAGACTACTCACAGGCATATCCCAAACTTTTCGAGCTTCAACACCCTTTTCTTGTGCAAACTTTTTAGCATCACAATTCCCGCATACATGATATACAGAGTTAGTTAATCGATTAGGATCCATTGATCCCTTATCTCTTTGAAATACTTCACCGCAACAATCGCATTGTATAACTAATACTGATTTCTTTCGTTTATATGTGTGAGTAATACCTCTATTGCTAGTGCGCACATAGTGATTTTCTCTAAATTCTGTTCTAATAAACATATACATATTTACGTTAAGATTATAAAATGGTTTCGATAAATACCATATCGAGGGCCAATCGTGATTACAATTTCTGACTCAGCAAAAGCAAAAATCAAGGATTTACTCCTTGAAGAAAACAATCCTAAACTAGCGTTACGTACATTTGTACAAGGTGGAGGCTGTAGCGGATTTAGCTACGGTTTTACTTTTGACGAAGAAACTAACGAAGACGATTTTGAAATACCGTTAGATCAACACAAAATACTTGTGGATAGTATGAGTATGACATATCTACAGGGCGCAGAAATAGATTATAAAGAAGATGTCATGGGAAGCCAATTTAGTATAAAGAATCCAAATGCAACAACAACATGCGGCTGCGGTAGCAGTTTCGGAGTTTAATTATGTCACTACAAGTAATTGATATCGGTATTCAGGGTAATGACGGAACTGGTGACAGTATCCGTGAATCTTTCCGTAAGGTAAATGCAAACTTTAATGAGCTCTATGGCATTTTTGGTGCTGGCGGAACTATTAAATTTACAGCACTCGGCGATGCGCCAACTAGCTATACCGGTAATCAAATTATCATGGCTAATCCTGCAGGTAGTGCCTTAACTGCTAGAACGATCGTTTCGAGCAATTCAGGTTTAACTATCAATGCTAGTGATCCTACTAAACTTACCTTAACAGTTAGTAGCCCTAACTTATCAAACGATCCGTTCCCAACATTGGGTAACTTCCTTAATGCTAACAGTTTGACTCTTGGTAAATTAGCAGATCCAAGTGCGGCCTTAGTAACAGCATTTAATAGCGCATATCAAAGTTTAGGTATTACTACGACCTTAGATCAACTACCAGTTACTAAAGGTTATGCTGATAAGAATTATCTTCAAGCTACATCTACAACTAGTAATGGCATAACTTCAGTCGCTCTAACTAGTGCAGTTAAACCTCGAACACAACCTACATTACCGCAAACTGGTGATCCTGATTATGATCCAACACTGACAAGTAACTATCTAAGCACTGAAGCGATGCAACGTAAAGATGTTGTATATCGAGGTGGTGACACTATGACTGGTGTGTTAAATCTCAGTGATCATCCAGCACCGCTATCTGGTTCAGGTGTTGTTAATAGCACAAACGATCTCCAGGCAGCTTCAAAATATTATGTTGACAACAATACCTATTACAGTGGTGTTAATCTATTTGTATCGGCTACTAAAGGTGACGATACACAAAAGAATACTCCAATAGGACGCGAAGGACGTTATTGGCAATATGCTTATAAAACTGTAGGTGCCGCTTGCTTACAAGCACAGAATTTAATCAATCTTGCTAATTTTGAACCCGGTCCATACAAGCAACGCATTGCCTACACAGTCGGCCCAAGCCAATACAGTAGTCAAATACAAAGTATAACACTAAGCGGTGGCAATAGTGCTGATACTGGATATACCGGTGCGGCCAATTTATTAGAATTAAACAAGGCATTTATTCAACAAGAAACTGTTGCTTATCTTAATAAAAAATATGTAAACAGTTTTACCTTTAGTAAGACACGCTGGGCATCAATCATTGAAAATATGATTAGTGCAGTCGGATACGACCTTGTATTAGGTACTACACATAATGTAACTACTCAAGCTAGTCAATTATTTGGAACATACAATAGTGATATCATCAATAATCAATTGACACAAATTATTGATGCTATTAATCAAGCCAAGACTCAAATTTTAAATTATTCATATAGCACTGCTTCATTACAAACTTATATTGGTACTGTAATTGATGCTATCTGTTATGATTTAATATTTGGTAGCAACTATCAAAGTCTAAGAGTAGCACAGGCATTTTCAAATGCTGGAACAAGTCTAAGTACAACAGAAATCGCATCAGCGATTACTAATCTCGGTTCTTCTATTGTTGCAATCAGTGAAGTTGCAACATCGCCTACAATGATAGCTACTGTTAACAGTTTAGTAACAACTATAAAGGCAGTCATACAAGCAGGATCAACGATCACACTTTCATGGCCTGCTCTTTCATCAACTGTGATAGGACAAACTAGTGCTAGAGATTTATTAAAGAACAATATTGGTTTTATACAAGCTGAAATTATTGCCTACTTATTGGCTAACTATCCATCATTAAGTTATAGCAAAACTACTTGCCAGCGAGATGTAAAATACATCGTTGAAGCGTTGATTTACGATTTAATGTACGGTGGTAATAGCCAAAGTGCATATGCTGGTTTGAGATACTGGATCGGTAATGTTTTACAAATACAAGCTACAGAAAAAACAGCAACCGTTGCCGCAATTAATTATATCAATACATTAGTTCAGGCAATCGTTACTAATACACTACCTGTATTAATATATCAAACTAGCGTTTCACAATATATTAATTCTACATTAACTGGTAACAATACTGCTACTGCTACATTCTATAGCGGAAGTACATCTAGTACAACATTAACTGTAACTACCGGTACTGTTTTAATCAGTGTTGGTCAGGTAATTACAGGAACAGGTTTCACTAATGGGCAGAAAGTAGTAGCGACTAGTATCAATGGAATTTACACTACTATCACATTAAGTGCTGTACCAAATGCAACTCCGAGCGGTACATTCACATTTACTAGTCCCGTACTAAGTTCTTTAAGCACAAACATTTCTACAATTTCATCTATAGTAAACAGTGTAAGCACACCGAGTCCGAGCATTACACTACCTACTACTAGCGCGGCAGCGAGTATTTTAACAACTGCTAGAACAGCAGTACTAGCACAAAAGACTGCTCTAAGTTCAGCTTCAGTAACGTACATTAATAATACATATCCTGTTCTTAATGACAGCGGAACAAATGCTAGTATTACTAGTTTATTCAACATAGCGACCGGTTTGTTGACCAACGGAATCGCTACAAGAACAACTCCAACATACGGAACACCAAGTGCATTAACTGTTGCTTACGGTCATGCACGTGATGCGCTGTTAGCTAACATTACTTTTATTGCGGCAGAAACAAATGCCTGGATTAATTCTCAGTATTCTGGATTAACTTATAATACAGCAACTAATACTAGAGATATAACTTATATTGTAGAAGCTGTCATACACGACCTAGTATATGGCGGTAACAGAGCAACAACATTAGCATCTCAACAATTCTGGATAAATGGTGTTTCTCAGATAGAATCTAGTCTAACTCAAGCTATATTGGCGGCTGCGGTACAGCATGTTCAACAAATTGCCGCTCAGATTATTGGTAATACAACAGTTAGTCCATTATATCAAGGTGTCATTACACAAACTAAAAATAGTTCGTGGGCAGACGGCGGTGCCGCATCTACTACAATATTCACGTTATTCAATCAAATACAAGATGTTATTGTAAACAATACAACATACAGTATTACTGCTCCAGTATTAACAAGTTATAGCAATGTTACTCAAAATGCCAGAACTATTATGGAGTCTAACAAGACTACCATTTCAGCATATGTTAACACATACCTAACTACTACATATCCGGGCGGTTTTACCTATAATCAATCTACTTGTTATCGAGACGTTGGTAATATCATCGATGCAATGGTTATCGATTTATTAACTGGTGGAACTTATCAAAGTATTAATGCAGGTCTAAGTTATTATAGTAATACAAGTGCTAAGAGTGTTGCTATTGGTACTCAATATAGTCAAACAGTAGATGGTATACAGTTTGCTAGAGACCTAGCACTTCAAGTATTAAATCAAACTACTGCACAACGTTATCAAACTTTAACTACACAAGTTGTCAGTGGTAGTTATACAGCCAGTGCTGGTGCTAAAACAACATTTACAACTAACATGAATACTATAATTAGTATCATACAGTTAGGTTACGGCGCGGCACCGACACCGAGTTATGGTACTGGTCTTTATACTTTAACTATTAGCAACGGTGGTAATAGTTCTGTTGATCAAGGTACTGCTGGCAATGTACACATTATACCTGCTAAGGTACTAGTAGGCGGAAGCTCGGGTGCAAATGGTTTAATTGTAAGCTATACTGCTAACACCGGAACCGGTGTTGATACTATCGTATTACGTTATAGCAAACCTGGTTTCTTCCAATATGTGCCAACTACTGCAACAGGTACTAGCGGAACTAATATAATCACAGTAGCTAGCTTAACATATACAAATATCTATACAAGTAGCATTGCTATTGGAATGGGTGTGTCTGGCGGTAACATTCCTTTAGGAACATATGTTACTGGTATTAACGGAACTACCATCACATTGAGTGCTAGCCTAACTGGTGCTCTTTCTTCAACCTCAGTCATATTTGGTGAACAAATGGATTTTGGTGAAACTGTTAAAAATCTTAACATCACCATTCGTGTTGAAAGCGGTATTTACTATGAAGATTATCCAATTAAATTACCGGCTAACGTATCCATCAGCGGTGATGAATTCCGTAGAACAATTATCCGTCCGTTGGATCGTGTAAGCCAAAGTCCATGGCGTAGTATATTCTTTTATCGTGATTCAATTATTGACGGAATACAAACTGGTCTAATCGATTTTACTACTGATTATTCTAGTACATTAACATCTTCATTAACTATATCAGCACCGACTGGAAATATTACAGCTACGTTGGCATCTGGTCAGGCTCCTGCAAGTTGGGTTGGATTGGTTATTATGACTGCTACTAGTGATACAGGAATAGTCGGAAAGGCTGTCATTACAAGTGTTGCTGGTAATATATTAAATTGTACAGTAGTATATCCGTTCCCAAGTGCAACTACATTTACTACAGGTAACTGGCACGTATATGGAACTAAAAACTATGGACGCCATTACTTAGTTGATCCGTTAGATATCAATTCAACTCCGTTGAACAACAAATTAATTGACGTGTTCATGTGTAACGATGCTACACGTATTACTGGCATTACATTCCAAGGTCACGGCGGATTCGCTATGGTGCTTGATCCAGAAGGTCAAATTAAAACTAAGTCACCATATGGACAAGTATGTACATCATTTAGTCAATCAACTAATGCTAAACGTTTTGCAGGTGGGCAGTTTGTTGATGGATTTACAGGACGACTATTTGGTACTATCACTAATGTCGCTAGTGCTAACGGGGTAGCTGGTATTACAGTTACAGTTACTGGTAGTGTAAACAGTGGCCTTGATATCCGTGCTCCGCAAACGCCTTGCGTATTTTATATTGCAGGCAATCGTTATCAAGTTGATGATGTTCCAACTTATGACAGTGGAACATACACAGCAACACTAACACTCGATGTTTCTACACCATATGATCCAAGTACCTTATACAGTGCATCATTGATAACTAGTTCAAATTATCCAAATGCATCCATTGGTGGTATTATCGATGCGGTTACTTACGATCTAGTAACTGGTTCTAATTATCAAACTAATAAAATGGCATTAGCATGGTTGCAACCTGCTAATGCTGTTATTGGTATTAAACAATTATATGTCTTATCCGCTATTAATAAAGCTAGAGACATTATGAATTCAAATATTACTAATACTACAAGTAAGAGTAAAATTACAGCTAGTATTGCTAATCTTACTAATGTTATCACTAACGGTATAGGTGTATTACCAAGTTCAACATTCCCGGTATATACGGGTTCAGGTGCAACATCAACTAACGTAGCAAATGCTGTAACTATTCTACAGGCTAATAAAGCATTTATACAAGCAGAAATTACTGCATGGTTTGCTAGTAATTTTATTACAAAATCAATTGCCACCTATAGTGCAACGAAGACTCAGAAAGATATCGGTTATGCAGTTGATGCCTTAACATATGACTTGTTATATGGCGGGAACTCAGCATCTTATGATGGAGCAAGTACCTACTACTTAGGCGGAAGTTCAAATATCTCAGGCCAAGAAACATATTATATGTCTATGTTTGGTCGACTAAGCACTATTATACAACAAGTTGTGCAGAATCAAACTGTTAGTGTTTCAGCAGGTAATATCGTTAGTCAAAATAAAGTTGCGGCTACTGCGGCAACAAGTACAGAAGCAACTACTCTAGCAGGCCTAGTAAGTGTTCACATTGATTATCTATATGAAGGTATATTTAATAACACAGTCCAGGCTACTATTACTTCAGGATCAAATGTATTAACTAATGTCCCTTATAACCCATTAATTAACGTCGGCTCAACTATTCCAGCTGGTACTTACTTTGCCTCTGGGGCAACTGTTACAAGTATAGCTAGTTATTTGTCAAGCGGACAAATTACAGTTAATAACAATGCGGCAGCATCTGGAACATACGTTCCATTATCATTTACTCGAAGTGATGCTACATCAGTCGTTCGTACAGTTTTAACATTGCCAACTGATACAAATTACAACCAAGTTAAATCTGACAGGACTACGATTGTTACAGCAAAATCTGCAACACAGACATCAATAACTAATTATCTTAACGCTGGTGCTAGCTTGCCAATTAACATTGAAATGGGTGGTAACCGTTCAATGTTAGCAAATGACTTCGCTATGATTAATGACTTAGGTTATGCCATTGTTGTAACCAACGGTGCAGCCTCCGAGCAAGTTTCAACATTCTCATACTACTGTCATACACACTTCTGGTCAATTAATGGTGGCCAGATACGTGCTGTAGCCAGTTCAAATGCACACGGTAATTACGGATTACGTGCAACAGGTTTCGATGTAACAGAATTGCCAGACTCAGTTGTACTAGCTAACGACATGGTACAAACTGCTAAAATTTACAAACAAGGTATATTCGCAGGCCAAATGGCTCCAACTGCTACTACCCAAGCGTTGTCCGTTTACATTGTCGGTTATAACTACATTCCATATAATGTTAGCGAATTAGAAATTGACCACACACTATCGGGCGGTAATATTACACGTTATTTGATCGGTAGCGTTGCACATACAACAACCACTGTCAATGGACAAAACGTTTTACAATTAAACTTGAGTACAAGCGGTACTAATGCCACATCAACAAACGGTTTAGCATATGCATTATATGATGGCCAGTTGATCACTATACGTATATTACAGAACATTAAATTCTTAAACATTGATAATGTAAAACCAACTCGCCCATCGACTGCTGTCCAGTACAGTGATAATCTAGCAGATATCTATCGTGTTATTGCATATGGTTTGACAGAATCAACCGGCGAGCAACTACCAGCCAATACTGCTATCCTAGGCACTGATACTTCTTTCGGTTTTTATCTGTTTACCACAGATGGTGGCAATATTTCAAATGCTGATCCTAACTATGATGCTAGCGCATCAGTAGTTACTTCATTAGCTACATTTACTGGAAACATTAGCGGAACTACATTAACGGTTTCAAGCGGATTAGTAGGAACTATTAGTATTGGTCAAGGAGTTACTGGCAATGGAATTACCGCAGGTACTTATATTACCGCAGGTAGTGGATCTAGTTGGACTGTTAATCAAAGTATAAGCGCAACAGGAAGCATTACAATTACTGCTTCATCAGGAAGTGTTACAAGTACAACACTAACAATTAATTCATTCGTTGCTGGTACTGTGTTTACAACTGCCAGCACCTTAGTCGGTGCTTATATCGGTGGTGTTGGATTCACTGCACAAACAGTAACAGCGGTGGCTAACCCTACTGGATCAATATTTGTTCTTACATTAAGTGCGGTACCAACTATTATCCCTGGTGGCACCGTTACATTCTCTAATAAGACACAAGGTCGCAATGTAGGCGATAATAAGATTTCAGTATTGACTATTGCTAATCAATCAATAATTTCGCAAGTTAACAAAGGACTTTACCTATTTGGTTGGGCAGGTAGGGTACACCGCGTAGTAAGTTATACTGCGCCAACTACTATTGCTACTGGTTCATTCAGCACAGGTAGTACATCAAGTTATACGCTAGTAGTTACTGGTGTTGCTGGTACTATCTCAAATGGACAAGTTGTAATTGGAACTGGATTTAACAGTACACAATATGTTTCAGCAGTAAGCCTAGTTGGGTCAACTGCTACTGTTACTCTAAACAACTATCCATCAGTTCAGCCTTCTGGAACTATTACATTCGGTACTGTTCAAAATAGTTATTTGACCATTGATCCAAATCCAGTATATAATAATTCTGCTGATGGAACTGCTATCAATAGCATGACTTATTCTAGTACTGCGAGTGGTCCTACAGGAACTAGCTACAGTCTAGTAACATTTACAATTCCATATAGAACAGCATATCCGGCAGTTGATAGTTATATTACTATATCAGGACAAAGTACTAGCACATATAATGGCGCATATCAAATTGCGGCTATAGGTAGTTCTACTCTAGTCACAGTATCAAGCAATGCTACATTATCAGTAGGTATGGTTGTTACTACTGTGGCTGCAGGAGCATATGTTCCTTCATATTGTATTATTCAATCACTGATTGGTACTACACAGTTTACAATCAGTCCAGCCGCTTGGTTACCTGCAGGTACAAGTATTAGTGCTACCGCAGTTGCAACTGTTCAAGGTGTAACAATTACTAGTGGTGGTACAGGTTATACAACGGCACCGATAATAACTTTTAGTGGCGGTGGTGCTATTACTCAAGCACAAGCTAGTTGTACGATTGTCAACGGTAGTATTGCTACTGTAACAGTTACAAGCCCCGGTTATGGATACACTAGCCTTCCTACTATTTCATTAAGTCAGATATTAGGCGGAGCACAATTAACAGCGGTACTGACATCTATCGTTCAAACTAGTGCTACTGTAACTACTGGTATCAATACTAACACCATGAGCTTGGTATATCCTACTGCTCCTGGAACTGCTGGAACTGCGAGTGCATCATTAAACTCAGTTGCGTCAATGACTGGTTCTACTATTACTGTAACTACTGGCGTATTAACTGTAGGTACACTAGCTTCTGGAACTATCGCAGTAGGTATGGTGTTAACCGGTGGTACTATAGGTAGTAACGTTTATATCACTGCTAATATTAGTGGTAGTGGTAACGGATCAACATGGCAAACTAACACAACTGTTGCTCAAACTATCACCACTATTACTGGTACTGCTAACTTATTAACAGTTAGTAAAACAACCAATATGTATGTTGGTGCACCGATCGTCTTTACCGGTACTACTGCCAATCCAGTGTTTGGAAATGTAGTCAGCGGAACAACATATTATATTAGTAGAATCATAGCCGCAACACAGCAAATTGGAATTAGTTCTACGCAAAGTACTACAGACTTTACCCTAACCACAGTAGCTTCTGGTAGCATGGCATACTATTCACCAAGCTATGTTTATGGAACTAGCTATACTAATAGTGGAACAGGTTTAACTGTAACAACAGTAAGCTCAGGAACATACGCTGGTACTTATAGCGTAACATATACATTTAGTTCAACTACTGCTCCGACTACTGGTGTTTATTATTATGTAAGCGGTAATACTAATCCATTGTACAACGGTTATACAATTTGTTCAGCAAGTAGCACAACTAGCATTACATTAAATTATCCATACAATCCTGGAACTTATAGTAATGCAACAACTACAACTATTACGCGAGAGGCTACATCAGGTGCTAGTACAACGTTAGGTATTTCAACTCCGTTTAGTTTAAGCAATGCATTTAATCCTCGTCTAGGTTATCCAGGAGCAGAAGCCGCACAGATTACTACACGTATTTCAACAACTCGTGTTACAGGACATGACTTCTTGAATATCGGCACTGGTAGCTACACAACTACCAACTGGCCAACAGTTATCTATGGTAATCCATCGCAGGCAGCTAATCAAAGTCAAGAAGTATTAGAAGAAGGTGTAGGTCGTGTGTTCTATGTGACCACTGATCAAAATGGTATTTTCCGTGTAGGACGTTTCTTCAGCGTTGACCAGGGTACCGGTAGTGTAACATTTAGTGCGTCTATTGCATTGAGTAACCTAGACGGTCTAGGATTTAAACGTGGTGTAGTTGTTGCTGAGTTCTCAACAGATTCAGCAATGACTAACAATGCCGCTGATACAGTACCAGTACAAAGTGCAATCCGTGGATTTGTTGATCGTAGATTAGGGTTGGATTACGGTGGCAATCCGATTGCAAGTACTAATTTAATCGGTCCAGGTTACCTAGCACTTAGTGGTTCATTGGCTATGAAGGGCAACCTAAATATGGCCTTATACACAATTAACAACTTGGCTGCTCCAAGTATTAGCTCCGATGCAACTAATAAGTTATATGTTGATACGCAAGTTGCAAATACTAACTCAGTCAATAAACTTAAAGACGTTGCGGCTACATTATCCTCAACTGTTGCTAATACTGACTTCTTAGTGTATGACAGTGCTGTTAGCAACACAGGTGGAACTACTGGTGGTTGGAGAAACGTAAGTATTCCAACAGGTGATGTTAATACAACATTCAATGCAGGCGCTGGTACATTAACAA